CCACCTATAGAAAAGCGCTGTGGCGAGTACACTACTGATCCCTGATCCAATTGGTGTTTGTAATTTAAGAGCGTCGCTACCATGTTGGATCAGGAATTAAGCTTCAAGCTTCAAGCTTCAAGCTTCAAGCTTCAAGCTTGACAATGAATGAATGATAATATAGGATACAAATAGAAAGAAGAAATATATGGATAATAAAGTATACGGTATGACAGATGTCATAGAACAAATCAAAAGACTAGCGGATGCAGTGGAGGAAATATTGCGTCTTGTTAAAAAAGATATGGAACCACGAACCAAGAAAAAAGATGACACAATATGAAAACTATGGAACTTCAATATTAGATATTAAATTTTATCTTATTGATGAAGATGGAAATACAATAGAAAATAAAGATGGCACTACCAAAGAATTTAGAATTAAAGATGGTGTTAGATTTAAACCTTTAGAATATTTGTGCGAAGATTTTGATACGGATATACTAGAGGAAATTAAAGAAAAAGAATGAGTATAACCTGGAATACCGGGCTCGCTGCAGAGCGAGCTCGGCACAACCTGAAGTTGAAAAAGAAAAGGCGGCCCGCGGCCAAAGCTGCAAGCTGCAAGCCTCAAGCTTCAAGCGCCACGAAAAAGACACAATCATGAATTAAACTAAAAATAGAAAGATTATAAATGAAAACAAGTGAAGCAATAAAAATTACTCATACCTTAAGCAAACCGTCCAAGATGCCTGGATTTTCAATTGGAATTCCTGCGAAGGAATGCAAGACCGGGTCTAAGCTTAGACTGGTTAAAGGCTCAGTCTGTTATGGCTGTTATGCTCTTAAGGGCTGTTATGTCTTCCCAGATGTCCAAGCCGCACAATATAAAAGATTAAAATCCATTAAAAAGAAAAAATGGATTGAAGCAATGGCCCATCAAATCAATTCTAAAAAAGTAAAATACTTTAGATGGCATGACTCAGGAGATGTCCAGAACCTGGAGCACTTAAACAAAATATACGAAGTGTGTAAATTGACGCCAACTATTAAGCACTGGCTCCCGACCCGTGAAGCGTGGATCTCGGACCATGTAACACGAGCCCCGGACAATTTAATTATAAGATTTTCAATGCCGATGGTAGACCAGGCCGCAGCTGGAAGCTGGCCGAATACTTCAACTGTTGTAACTAAAGGCGCAACATGCCCAGCCCCTAAGCAAGGCGGCAAATGCAAAGAATGCAGGATGTGTTGGACAAAATCAGTTAAAAATGTATCATACGGCAAACACTAATGACACACGAATTTAAATCCCCTAAATACTGGAAAGAGATGAGGAAGCTACAAGCCTCAAGCCTCAAGCTCCAAGCTCAGAAAGCTTCAAGCAGCAAGTTTCAAGCCCCAAGCAGCAAGCTTCAAGCTCCAAGCCGCAAGCGTCAAGCTCCATGATTCGTGAACCACGGAACATATGAATAAGTTTCGAGGACCTCGGACCGAGGCTCTCGGCTATGATGAATGTGTTCTTCGGATGTGTTACATGCCACGCAATTTGATGCGGAGAAAATTTGAGTTTATTACCTCGTGTTACTTTTAACTCTACTGTGAAAAAGTGGCCATTAGTATTATACCCCAATAGATCAGGAGTACCGAGTAAGCTAAGGTTTTCAAGCCTTGTCCAAACAATTCCTGATGATTTCTTGCGAAGTTTTTGATATAATTTTGCCTCTGGACCCATGTCTTTATCGAGGTAACGACCTCGTGCATTAGTAATCTTTTTGGAGCTTATCTGGAAGAATTATTGAAGAAGGTTTTTGAGTTTTTAAAACTAATCTATGCGCTGTATGACCCTTATGACCTACGATAGGAACAGTATTCTCATGCACTTCCATTCTTCTCACATCATATAATGTACCATTAACTTCACAAAGTATTACAGCATTCTTTACTGCATCTGATCCTTCCGTAAAGGAAGTAAGGAACTGTTGCATGTCTTGTACTCGCATTATATTTTTCGATTAATTAGATGTTCAATTTGTTTTGCCAGCTTCTTATTATCTTCTTCAACCTCTGTCAACCTTGTTTGTAGCCTTGCATTATATTTTTGATGATCATTATTTATGCCTTGAGCACTTCCCAATGTGCCTTCCAACTCGTTGATCTTAGCTTGTAGAGCTTTCATCTCGGGAGAATTATTTCCAATTCCTTTTATGATTGTAGTCTCTCCTTCAGCTTCTTGCACTCGCTTCTTCAAAGCTAAATTAGTTTTAGCCATTTCAATGAGCTTAGTAGATAACTCTTCTATAATCTGTCTGTTACCATCCAACTGATTCTTATCTCGTATCCACTGAGATTCTTTTTGTTTCCATTCCCAGATTTCTTTCTTATACTGCTCAATCAACGACATTAAATTTGATTCTCCTTTGTCTTCATTTGTAATTGTAGCTTCATTTTCAAAGGATATATCAATACCATGATCCTTTTTATTTATATATGTTCGCTTATCTTTCATATTGACTTTATAGGATAGTTACCTTAAATTGTCAAACATGAATTTTATAATATGGCATTTAATAGCAATACTCACAGTGATGGCAATCAGCCTCATTATTGGTTATAGCATAGGAAGAAAACATGGGAGTTCCAAAAAGATTAACTGAGATGCAAAAGCGCTTCGCTGAATTTATAGTATTTGGTGGACCAGAAGGACCAGTCTCACAAATGGAGGCAGCAAAGCTAGCTGGCTACAGCCATAACAGGGCAAGACAAGAAGGATCAGAACTTATGAATCCAAGACTATCGCCACTGGTAGCAAAATTTGTAGGTGAACTCAAAGAAGAAAGACTTAAGAAGTTTGAAGTTAATTATGAAACCCATATTGCAGAACTAGATAGAATTAAACAAATGGCTTTAAAGAAGGGAAGTTTCTCTTCAGCTGTAAATGCTGAAACCAATCGTGGCAAAGCAGCAGGACTATATATAGACAGAAAAATAATAAAACATGGGAAACTAGAAGAGCTAACAGAGGAACAACTAGAAGCCAAAATGAAACAAATTTTAACCGACTACGAACCTCTATTGAATGCGAAGACTGTTGAGGCATTACCAGATGAAGTTACAGAAGTTTCGTCATCTTCTTCACACAAGCCAAAGGAATCATCGTCCGGTCCCCAAAAGTCAAAGACCCATCTTCCTCCCGATCATAAGAAGCAAACAACTTAATAGCATATCTATCTTTATTATATAACCAGCCTTCATTGACAGGATAAGCTAACTTCATTTTGTTAAACTGTTTATCATCAGCCCAACCAGAATCAGATAAGATATCAATCCACTCAACTCTGACCTTTGAATAAGGGATGACGTCGCTGACGTTTTGGTTTAAGCTTAACCTTCTTTTTGTTTTTCGTGGCATAATGATATCTTGCGTTGTGCTTTTCATTGAACTTATCCCAGAACTTCTCTTCTGTCATCTTCTTAATTCCCTTGTATAAGCCTTCTGTACAAAAAAACATTTTTTATTTTAAACATATTTTTAAAACGGTGGAACGTGGAACTTTTTAGCCTTTTTTCTCTACAAGTAGCTTATATAGCCAGTTATTTAAGTTCCATGGAAGTTCCATGAGTTCCATGAGCTTAAATAAGCCTTGATTTCATTGACAAAAAAAACGGTGTTTTTGGCCAAAAAGTTCCATAGACTGTTACCTCTATTTTTCTGTGTCTTCTTTTGGCTTTATTATGAACACATTCCTGCCACATTTCCTCCCAGGCTTATAGACCTGGTCCGTGATCCGGTAGCCGTTGTCCTTGCACCATTGATCGTGGATCTTGTGCATGACGTTCGACTCATTGATAACGCCACCCCAATGATTATATTTTATCTTTATCACAATAAATTTATATTAATATTAACTCTTATATTTTCATCTGTTTGTGCTACGCTACAGTGCTTTAGGGATCCGTCAAACAGAACGAGTTGATTCTCGACCGATGTCACTTTGTCCCCATTTTCAAATAAAGTATATCCATCAGTAGTATTTACAGAGTATAATGCCACTTGATGTTTTTCAGACCGATCAACATGCATACCTGTAACGATTTGTTTATGTTTTTTGGTATAGCAATTTATCTTTACCCGGTGAAGGTAGTTAAAGTTTAACCTCCCTAGAATAGGCATTATTACTTGATTAAAATAAGGACTCCTTTGTTGACCTTTATCAAACATGAGATGCGAAAAGTAATAATCGGACTTATCTTCTTTGGAAGCGGTATAGCTGGAATAATAATATGGAAAATTATCTGACATTAAAAGATTTTTAATAGTATTAAAAATCTCTTTTTCCTGTATAAAATTATTAATGATTTCCATCTTGTTCAAATTCCTTTAACAATTCATCTATGTTCACCGTAGCTCTTTCCTTCTCATCAAAAATCAATTCATTGTAATGGTCCAATCGTTTAAGAAACTTATGCTTCCAGCTCCGTAATTCATGGTCCGTGATCTTAAATTCTTGATAGTATAGATCTGGCGTACAGATCATAATTACACCCTGACGAATAGTACTCCCGTAATATGCATCGTGAGCCATGGCATACGCTGCAATTTGTGCGTAATAGTCTTCTATCCATTCTTCTTTCTTAGGCCGGTTGCTCTGTTTAAAATCTACTATAGTTTCCAAACCATTATGTACACATACGAGATCAGTACTCCCAGCGTATAACCCAGGGTAATGTAGCATAACTTCTGAACCGTGGTATTCCGAAATAGGCGTAAGACCCATTTCAATAATTTTGTTGGCCATGGGCTTCGCCTCGCATCCGAGTGGCGTAAGATCATCGTAGCCAACTCCTTGGATATGAGACTCCAAGAATTTGTGCATAGCTGTCCCTCGCTTTGATGATATATTCTTAATTGATTCTGCTTTTTCATGTCCTACCTTATTTTTCCAGGCTGTTAAATAACTCTGATTCTTTGTCTTTGCAAGTATTGTTGTAACCGATGGTAAACGAGAACCCTGGAAGTCATAATACCGGGTTCCGGTATCAACGTCCGTGACCTGTTTTCCGCTTATATAGCTGTATTTATTACTTTTTTTCAAAAATTTTTCTAATCATTCATGTCCGCTAAATATTTTAAAGCATCAAACGCGCACCATGCACTAGGATTATTATTTATATAATGTGGGGAAAGACATACAAATAAAAAATCATATTTAAATTTTTCAATAGCTGCTAGGTCTGGATCAATTAAAATCATATCATCTTCCAGCGTCTTAGCATCGCCCCAATTACTAAATCCACTCATGTGTGAATTGTGATTACATATCCATGTGGCTCCGGCTACTTTACCTTCCAGTAAATAATAACCGAGCCAGTTTCCAGAGGTTAAACCTTTTCTGGTTATAGAGGCATTCTGGTATTGAAGATCATGGTGATGATCTACATTTATAACGTAGATAGGTTCCGTTTGTTTTTCAATTATTTTTGAAATTTCTCTATGGGTTTGACAAAATAAAGGTTTTTTAAACTTATTTTTTTTAATAATAGGTCCAACTATATTAATTAATTTTTTGCACTGTTCAGGATTTTGGACCCAGTCGATATCAATAGATAGTAATGTTTTCATTGAGCTTGCTCCACCTTAACATTCTTTGGAAGAACGTTGATAGGGACAGAACTGTGGATGTTACCAGAAACAGATATCCTTGTTACATTTGATTTAAAAGGGGAAACCCAATGTTTAAGCCACGCAGGAAATATAAACATATCTAGAGTTTGTGGAATCTCAGACATGTAAGTAATAGCATCTCTATTTCCATCTCCATAAAGAAATTGAATACCACCAGGACCACAACTCTTTCCTTTATAGTTTTTATTTTCTTCTATTAATTCATCAGGAATGTCTAAATAAGTTACAAAAGACAATCTTCCGTCATGATCGTGAGGAGGATTAAAGTCATATTGTTTTTGATAGTTTATCCATAGTGCGCTGATGGCATACTTCGGGGGTTTATCATATTTTTTATTTTGGTAGCGTTGAAACATTTGATCATAAACTCCGAGATACTTAGCCAGTTGGGGAGCTATCATGTCTTTAGATTTTTGGTCATAACCTATTTCTTTATACAGTTGACCCGCTAGTTTGTCTTCATAATTCTTTTTATTTTTAGCCCCTTCATCTAATAAAAGGTTTTTAAAATCATCTCTGATCCTTAGTTTAATTACACAGGGCCCCCAATTATAGGTAGCCACGTCTATTCGATCATTATTCTGTTTTTGTAGGGTCATACATTTTATATTTTAAAGTTAATTCTTCTCCTTCTTCAATATCTTCTATAACCATTAAATTCCATTTTGTGAAGTTAAGATCATATTTGTTATCAGGTAGATCAGTACGATGATTCCATTCTTGCCTGGTTAGAAGAGATTTAACTTTAACACAGTTGGGATTATCGGAGTGGTTAATAAATCCACCCATGGGAGTTCTTAAAATAAGTTTGCCTAATTCTACATGAGACATTCCAAGGTTAGTTCCGCGTACCAGTCTTCGTGTAGTAAATAATCCCTGGCCCGCGATCCCTGAGTCGGCAACCGTGATCCCTGAAGGCAGCGGACGGTATTGGTTTAGTTTATCCAGATCATGATATTCTTTTATGTCTTTATCGTTCATCATCCTTTTATAATTCCTTTGTTAACTAGATTTAAATATCTCTTTTTCATGCCGTCGGGAACTCTAAATTTTTTTCCTTTCAAATTATCTCCCTGCGTCCCCCATTTTAAATTTTCTATAAGATAATTTGTTGAGTCATCATTAATATGCATAACAAATGGTTTATTCTCTGGATTGGGAACCCAGGCTTTAGCAACCAGCCGATGCATTTGTTCATTATGTGTTTTTATTCTCGAACGTATTTTATGTTTTCCATTTTTTAATATTGCCGTATAGTCATTTACCGTAGTATGAGTTGATTTTGCGAGACCGACTGAAAAATAGTCAGCCCGAATAAAGGGATTAATCTGTGAACTTAAGTGGTTTGTGTCCCACCTAGATTTTCTTGCGTTATATAATGTTTTATCATTTTTAAATATTTTACTAAATTTAATTCTTTTTACATAAGGCCAGATAGGTAATTGGTATATAGGAAATGTGTCAGGAACCCCATAAAAAGGATGATATCCTCCTGTTGAGTATATCATATATGTATCCGGTGGAATGTTTTTACCTGGTACTAGTTCTTCCACTTTCCTTGGTGGAAGACCAGACGGAGCAATCTGTATTATTTTTATTGGTTTATCTTTTTCTGGTTGTGGGAAAAAAGACGTTTGAATCATTTCCTAGCCGTGATTGTCCAGGGTGCGTTAGCCGTTCTCAATCCATCCTTACTAGTGTCCCAGTATCTTTTACAAAGATTACCTGAGCCTGCAATAAATTCATGTTGCTTTTCAGCATGCGGATCGTAAGGTCTTTTAATCTTCTTACCATCCGACTTGGAATAATAATTTATAAAAAATTTATCCGTCATAGTACAACCACCAACATATATAAAGATAATAAGACTATAAATCCTAAAGAAGCAAATACCATTATAAATATTTTATTCATGGCTGTCTAATCTCTCTTTCTGTTGCAAGATCCACTATATTATCTCCGAGCTCTTGAGCCTGGGGTTCGTAATGATCTATAATTTGTTCTAGTTTGTGAAGTTTAACTTGTGCATAGGGCCAAAGTATTTTAGCAAATTTTAAAGCGTCTCGATATCCACAGCTCCATCGCCATTGTCTTTTGTAATGTTTAGGTCGTTTATGGTATTTCTTTTCTCCGCTCCAACCGAACCCTAAAGTTTCATGAAGCCAGCTAATAACTTCTTTGTCGGTCATGTTTATTTCACAACGGATGTACCATTGGTTATAAACTTTTCCACCTCGGTCAGGTCGCTTAGTTTTCTTCAGCTTACAAGTAACACAGCCTTCACCATCAAACAATCCGGCCATATATGCAGCATCAGCTATACTAATTTCCATGAGTGTACATTAATCTAATAACACTTGTTATTGGATTAAATTCTCCTTTCTGGCTAGTGCAAGAACTTGTTAGTATTGTGATCACCGTTATCAGCATCATCACTTGAAGCCATCGGGGGTTCATATACATAAAATTCTCCTTCCGAGTCACATTCCCAACATTGGTGAATGTGATCTGGTTTATCTACATGGATAACTTTAACATATCCATTGCCCTTACATGTATCACAAATTGCTTTATGAACTCTGTATTTTTTTAATTTTACCATTTAATTTTTTTGCTTTCTCATTTGCTATTTGTTCGATAGTCTTTGAAATTGATAATTTTGCATCCGGCAATAAAACCTTCGACAAGTTAATCAAAGTCTTGTATGTTTCATGTGTAAGTGAAACGTTTCGATATTTGGTTATATCAGTCATGTTATGTTCCTTTCATTTAAACTATTATATAGGACTTTTTAAAAACTTTGTCAATGATTAAATTTACTTTAATAATTTGGGTGTGTTCTTTTTTAGGGAATCCAGCAGCATGTCTTGCTCCTGTAGAATATCCTAAATTATTTAGCAGTTGGTATGAATGTGCGCGTGCAGCGCATAGAGAATCTATAAAGATATATACCACACTGGGATACAAATATGTTAATCAGAATAAAATTGCAACACGTTATACCTGTCAACCATATGACACTATTTGACAATATGGCAAGAATGTGGTAGGGAAAAAACTTCCCATCACAATTAACCTATTTCTATTCCCTTAGGGATAGGTTTATTCACAAATAACACCTTGCCATGTACCTCTTCCATCATTTAGATACCATCCCTGTTTCATCAGATCGTGCGGAGACTCTGTATAGGTGGCTATTGCTTCTCTATGGTCATCAGCCAACATAAGACATTCATGCACTTCCATTGGTCTGCTTAGGGTATGTCTTTCCTGTAGGAGTGTGCCGTCGAAAAGTAAAATCAATATCACTAGTGTCTTTACCATGGATCCTTCTTCCTAATTTAATAATCTTATCAAAATTTTTAGCCTTAATGTTTATTTGAGGACCAAATCTTTTCCATGAAGACTTAACAAGATTTAATTCTAAAAGCAAGTTAGCCCATTGTTTATTAGATATATTAGATACTTTTATATTTACTTCTTTCATACTGTATATATAGGATATTAGATGATTATTGTCAAGTCCATCCTGAAGGAATTTTCTCTAAGTTTCCGTCTTTTCCCGTTGCAGAAATAGTAAAGTTTGCCGCAACCGAGATACGGGTTCCTTTACATTTAAAAGGTGCAACTGTATGTATTAAACACCAGGGAAATATAAAAAAATCTCCAACTTTGGGGCTAAATCCGAAAGCATTATTATAAAGAGGTTGAGGGCCGCCTATCAGAAAGTGGATTGATCCTGGGCCAAGTCCCTGTCCAATAAATTCTTCGTTCTCTTTTTCTAATCCAGGAGGTATTTCTAAGTAAAGAACGCTGGATAGGTTACAACCCGCATGAGTATGGGGAGGATTAGATTCCCCTTTTTTCATGTAATTAACCCATACAGATTTAGTCTGTATATTTCTTAATTTTTTTCCGTGGAAATGTTGATAGGTCATTGAATATTTCTCTAAATAAGGTTTAACTATCTCGGTATATTTCTCTGAATTTATAAGAAGTTCTTCTTTAATAATTCCAGCTAATTCTTTTCTATAGTCTTTTTTTTCTAATCTAGCTTCATTACATACGTTTTTTAAAGCTTGAATGTCTTCAGGAGATAAGGTTATTCGAAATAATAAGGGACCCCAGTAATAAAATACACCGTTGTCTTTCATACTGTATACATAGGATATTAGATGATTAATGTCAAGTGCCAGTTTTGGGTAAAAAGCTACCCATTCTTTTCTCGTGTTTATTACGAGTCTTTTTATGACGCCCCGGTCTCTTTTTCTTAGTTTGTTTGTGGTAGGTACTAACCCCCCACTTTGGTGCTTGTGCCATCTTTCTTCTCTTCTGGACGTCTATTCATTAGGGGTAAATATTTTATATGCCCATTAACGTATTGTTTACAATCGGAGCCACAATTAACACATCGAAAAATTTCAGGACTTAAAGATACAAACATAGTCTCATGGTTACATGTAGGGCACACCCCACCTGTAACTTGTGCTGCGAAATCAAGAGCGTTATCAAAAGGATTTTGTTTGAACATGTTTATCTTTTCTCCTGTATTTAGTTTTATCTTTTATAACTTTAGGTGTAAAGAACTTTAAAGCTTTAGCAATGGGATTAGATTTTTTTCTTCTGCGGTTCTTTTTAAGGAAAAAAGCATATGCTTTTCTGTTCATTATTCAAGGATTAATGAAAGTATTTTTTTCTCACCCATATAGATTTCTATATTAGCTTTAGACTTTATGCATTGAAATATAACTCTATCGGTAGTTTTCCGGTCCCTCATTGCAATACGCTTGGATTTTAAACATTGGCTGAGGGTCGGCTGGATACGATGCTCCTTAATTTCATGGTCCCAAATTAATAGAAGTGCAAAAACTGTCTCAATCATTTAACTAAACCCCCACCAGATTAAAGCTACAGGAATAATAATAT